TTACCGAACTTATACAGGAAGACTTTACCTTCGTTAGCAGGATTAGCAGGATCCTTGACCACATAGATGTTTGCCATGTAGGTCAGTTTGCGCTTCTGCTTACGTGCCTGCTCCTTACCAGCATCAGTGCCGTTGTTCCACAGCATCGTGTTGTACTCAGACACAGGATCTTTCTGACCAAGAGTAGTCAGGGAGTTCTCAATATACCAACCACCAGGACCTTGGAAGGCGTGACTGTAGAGTTTCACGAAAGGAAGGTCTTCACCATCTGGAGCAGGCAGGAAACGGATTACGGCATAACCATTGCCGCTCTTATCACATTCCAGTTTCCACAGGCGGTCATCACCACCAGTACTATTGTTATTCATTTTTTCGACTTCCTTGACCAGTTTTGCGGTCAGGTTGCCAAGTTTAGATTGCTTTTTAAGGTCGGAAAACGACATTTAGATTACCTCGGATTAATTTGGATTCGGGGGATTTACTCGGATAGTATAGCAAGGATGCCCTCAATCGTCAAGATATTGCTTGAGGGATTCGATTGTTTCTCTCATACTGTCGAATAAAATTGACATATCAGTATCTGGTGGGAATCCCATCAGTGCTACCGATTTGCGTAGGTTCTCTTTCATCTCAACCGCTTCAGGGTCGTCTGAAAGGGATAACCTAGTATACATGATCCTTTGCTTTTCTAGCAAGGTCTGTAACTTCTCAACGTGTTCCATTTTGGTCTCATTATCCATTCCACCAAAGGTGAGGATACTGCCATAGATTTCTTCCTGAAGATTATTAATCTCAGTCAGCTCATCTTGGATGATATCAGATTTAAAAAATTCACCCATTTATTATAGACCGTAAGATTTTACGATAATTGAACACATCAATATTTAGAAAAGGAGAATATTTTTTTATTTTTAAACTTACGGATTCCCACACTGGATCATCCAACTTTTTATCAAAGTTTTTTGAGAAACCAAATATTTTTTCGAATATTGTTAAGGTTTCTAGCGATAACTGCCCGCTTAGAAACTTTTTCAGAACTACTGGATGTCCTTTGGTACAGTTGAACAAAGTCTCTAACTCGTTCTCCGATAGCAATTCGTTGCTTTGCTCTTTGAACAAGTAGGTCAAACTCTGCTGTCGTTTCGTCCATTCGGCGTAGTTTCTTTCGCCAGAATTGATAATTTCTCCAATCCATAAATTTTGTGGGTTGTCCGTGGCAGTGAAATTGGATACAAGAAAGTCTACGACTTCCTTATCATTATATTTACGGGAAGTTTTTTCAAACCAATATTTATCTTTCCTCTTATTAAAAGAGGTTACACTGGCACGGGTCTTCGCACCATACTTGAAGAAGTCGTATTTTGGGTTTGTAAAATGATTCTTTAATGAGAGATAATGTTGGTAGGTTTCAAATGGGCTCACTTTCAGCATCGACTAACTCAAGATCTTCAATACAATCAACAGAAACTTCGTGGTCGGCAATACGATACCAATGTTTCATAATTCCTAAAACATCTTCGTATTCGCCAAGATACTCAATATCATCACATTTATTCTCACGCAACCATGCTTGTAGGCGATGGTGCATGAGGTCATCACGGGAAATCATAGTGGCAGTTTTGCCCTAGAAGTTCGCTTCATGAAGTTGAGGCGAGTTGCATCCCACTTCAGTCGCTCCTTCAGGGGTTTAGAAATCAGTTTCACCACTGATTCTACCTCAAGATTATTAATCTCGCAATAGTGACAGATAGCATCAATATAATTGATGTTTTCTTCTGCAACAATTTTCTCAATCTCTAGGGCAAACCTAGATGGTGTTAAGAATTTGTTTTCGATTGCCTGTTCTAGTTCTTTATTCTGTTCCATAGAGTTCCAGTTTATCTCTAACAAACTTTCTAATGTATTGGGTGAGTAATTTGATGTACTTTGATTTGTCTCGTTCTTCATAGACGACGCATTCTCCATTTTCACAAGCCATGATGATTACAAGTTTTTTGACTGAAATACCAGTCAGTTCGTACAGCATACAACCATATGCCATGCACTGTACAAAATAGTGTTCGATCCACTCTCGTGGTTTGGGTTTTTTAGAAGTCTTAAAGTCTATTATTGCTAATTCGCCGTCATATTCAGCGATACAGTCAACTGTGCCAGCAATGCCCAGTTGCTTACTATATAGGGAACCTTCTAGGGCGTAAATATTATTTATACGATTTAAATCTGATTTTGAGATCTTAAAAAGAAAATCAGAAATCGGTTGTACCTTTGGTAGGTCTTCATTCTTCAGATGATGTTCTACCAGAGTGTGCATGTCTGTACCACGACTCGTTGCCGCTTTCGTGATACGATCTGCTTCTTCATCTCCAACTTTCTTTCGCCATTTGACAAAGATCTCCTTATTAAAATGACTGGTCACCGAAGTAATGGAGACCAGTCGAAGTAGTTCTTCTTCATCAGGAACTGAGTAATACCTTACCCCATCAATAGTCTCCCTCTCAAGTTGAGGAAGACTAATATCAACATGATTAAACATTAAAAACCTGCTTCCATTTTTGCTAGAATATATTCTTTGACAAGTCCAGAACGAACAATATCATCAATTCCAAACTCAATCATATCAAAAGATGGCATTTTACGCAAGACACTCATAAAGTCTACGATACCATTTCTTTCATTTGTCTTCTGCAAGTCAGACTGAACAGCATCGCCACAGAAACAAATTCTAGTATTCTCACCAACACGGGTGATAATAGAGTCTAGTTCGTGGAAGTTGAGGTTTTGGAATTCATCAACGATCACGATTGCATTATCAAGTGTGGTGCCACGAAGGAATGAGGTAGACCAGAACTTAATAGTTTCTTGTGATTTGAGATTACCATACAGCATCTCAAAGTCAGCATCAGAAGGCATCTGGAACATATACTTCACCATATTCTTATATGGAATCTGGTAGATGTCTGCCTTATCTTCATGGGAACCAGGAAGGAAACCAATCTCTCTGGTTGCTACAAGGGACCTTACAAGGTAGATACGCTCATAGGGTGTCCTCTCATCCAAAACATCGCAAAGGGCATTGTAGAGGGTAATAAAGGTCTTACCGGTGCCAGCACATCCATAGGCAACTAAATGTTTCCCCTCCTTATATGAATCAAAAAGTTTTTTCTGGTTATCGGTAAGTGGATCAATATCCACCAAATATTCAGAACTCAGAGGTTTTTTCCTCTTCATCTGCTTTGCCGTGAGTCCAACCCCGATAGGTTGCTCTGCAGATACTCTTTTTCTTCTTGCCATATTAGATCTTAAGGTTTTTTGCTCCTGGTGCCTTTGATGCTTTTGCAAGCACCTCGTTCCATCCTGGATTTTTTGCGATTAGTTTATCTCTCCATTCACCAACATCAGTAGCCATCGGTGCCGTGGATGGATCAGACCAGTCGCGTTGCCAATCTGGATTATCATTTAACCACTGATTCCAGTCGTGAATACTCATACTCACTTCTTTTTGCTCACCAGTGGTTTTATTCACTACGGGATATGTTGCCAAAATTTTCACCTCTTAATGATATGTCTTATTTAGACCCACTCCAGTGCTTCTGCCACTGTAGGGAACTGCTCCGCAAAGATCTTCTTACATGCCTCTGCAATCTCCATGTGCTCCTTCTGAGTACCATTAGCGGAACGCAGTTGGATATAATGAATCCATGAACGGCAAGAACCGGACATATAAAGTCTAGTAGGAGTTGCCAGAGGAAGCACAAAACGAGCACACTCTTTTGCCACACCGTTATCAAGCAGATGCTGATACAGACTCATACCCTGGGCAAAGTAGGTCTCAATCTGCTTGTTAGTCAGTTCCACAAACTCTGGATCCAAGTCGTCAATAGAATTCTGACGATTCTTGGTGTCTTGACGACGAAGTTCTGGGACTGGAATCGTCTCTGCGAGTAGGGAACTATCAGCATATCGTTGTGAAAATTCTTGATATGTAAATGAGCGATGTCGGAGAATTTGAGCTGCCAGACCACGAGTAGTCTCAATCTCCAGAGTCATAAAACTCTGCTCAAACACAGACCAGTGATTATGCTTGATACAATACCCAAGCAACTTAGCATAGTTGGGATTCTCTTGATTATTAGGATTGCTCACACGAGCAACATATGCCATCGTCTGCTCCGCGTCGGGAGTAACACTTACCAATTTTACACTCATTTTTGTTCCTCTTTAGTCTGGGTATCCATCATCATCTTCGAAGATCTCGTCGTAATCATGTACTGGTTTTACGTCCTGATAGTTTAGATAACTTTGAGTATCAGAGTAAACTTCTGCTTTTAGAGAATCGACTAGAAGTTCTAGATTGCGGACGATAAGTTTTAGTTTGTCTTTGTCCATAAAATAGATTTCTCTCTACCCATTTTACACAAAAAAAGAGGGTTCGTCAAGAACCCTCTGTGTTTTATTTACTCAGTAATTTGACTTCGGCA